TCAAGAATACAGATTGAAATTATCAGAAAAGCAATCCAAAGATGGTGCGAAGCAAATCATTCGTATGGCAGGACCAAATAGATTATATCTACCTGTTAACGAACCAGAAGGTAACTTTTCACTATAATGCCTGTTAAAAAAGTAAAAGGTGGTTATAGGTTTGGAACAAAAGGAAAAGTATATAAAACTAAAACAAAGGCTAATAAACAAGCAAAAGCAATCTATGCTTCAGGGTATAAGTCTAAAAAAGGTGCGTAATGGTATTTAATCCTACAGGAGAAAGTACATCTCAATCTGCACCTATTGGTGGGTTAAACACAAGAGATGCTGTGGACTTGATGCCACAAACTGATGCTATTCGATTAGATAATTTCTTTCCTGGTTCTAC